TCAATATCGTTTGTGTTTAGGTCTGATAAAGATTTAAAGTGTTTCATTTCTGTTTCATATTTTGTTTGTATTAAATCACACTTATGGCGCATTTCTAAAACTTCTTTTGACAACTGACCTTGTTGATCTCTTAATATTAAATCCATTTGTGTAAATACTTTTACGTCTAATATTTCTTCAACAACATCTCGTCTGTATCTTGCTTTCATTTTCATAAACGGCTCATATGAAGAAGATCCTAATATAACAACTTGAATAAATGATCTGTAATTTAACTTCATAATATTTTGTTCTAAATATTTTTGATAGTCAATACTAGAAGCGTTTTGATTTAGTAAGTTGCCATCTTCATATATTTCAAATAGATTAGGTTTAACACTTCTTTTAACTTTGTATTGTTTTGTGCCTACACTAAACTCTATCTCAACCTCACAATCACTTGAATTGATGGTGTTTATCATTTGTTCTTTTTTTATTATTCTAAAAGGTTTGTTAAACAATGCCCAACATAATGCGTCAAGTAAAGTGGATTTACCAGAACCGTTTTTACCTATTATCAATGTAGTAGGTGAGTTGCTTAAATTTATTTCTATTGGTGTGTTACCTGTTGAAAGAAAATTTTTATATCTTATCTTCTTAAATACTATCACTCATTTGCCTCAACATATAATTCTTTTGTAAAGTCTTTTAGTTTATTTCTATCTAAATCTGTGTCAATCTGGTCAATATAATTATTTAAAAAAGTCATAGTATCCTCACCTTGATCTAGTATATCTGACCTTACGGTTTGTTTAATATCTATCGGATCTTCTATTATTTGTAGTTCGTGTACATCTGTTTTGTTGTAAAATCTCTCAACAAGTTTATTATACATTTCTTCGTTTGTTTTATTTGAAACAAACATCTTAACAAAGCACTTTTCATAAGGTGTTAAATCAAAGTTTGTATAGTCTGTTTCTTTATCATTATATACTATCTTTTTAAATATTGCAAGGTCGTTAGGTATTCTTTCTAGTTCTCGTGTTTCTGTATCAAAGACGTGAAATCCTTTAGGACAATTGTGATCGGACCACATTATTTGATATTGTGTACCAAGATAGTAAATAAGACCATCATCTGATTTTTTATGAAAGTGGCCAGACATAACTTTTTCAAATCTTTTAAATTGTTCTTTATCTAAACCGTGTTCATTCATATGACCTTTGTGCATTTCAAAACCTTTTATTTCTAAATGACCAAAACAAATATCAGCGGTAGAGTGATCTATTGCGTGTATTGAGTCTTCGTAATTGTCATCACAAATCCAAGGTAAAAATAACATACGACAACCACCTAATTCTACTTCTTTAGGTCCTTCGTATATCCAAGGTTCGTTTATGCCATCAAATGATGTACATAGTTGTTGAATTGAGTTTACTTTGTTTGTGTTTTTGTAATAAGTATCGTGGTTACCTAATATAATATGTGTATCTATTTTTAAGTCCCACAATCTTTTCCAAAACTTCTTTTGAAAGTTATGTGCCGTATTAAAGTTGATAAATTTTCTTCTATCAACTACATCACCTAAATGTATTAGAGTATTGATCTTGTTTTCTATGAGATACGGAAAAAATTGTTCATCATAAAAACGATTTTGATATTCAATAAAAGCAGGTGAATCATTACGGCAACCAAAGTGTGTATCATTTAGTAGCGCTATCTTCATAATTTAAAAAATACTTTAATGTGCTGGTTGTTTTCTTCTTTCTTTTCTTTTTCTTTTTTGCGTTGATGTCTGCAATTTTCTGTTGTTCTTCAACAGGCATATTTTTTTTAAGAAATTCTGTAAACTGATTTTTAAACTCTTTGTCTTCACCTGGTTGCAAGGTCATATCATCATAATTAGATTCTGTAATAAGTCTATTCTTTATTGTAACTTGTTTTTTCTCTTTCTGTATTCTTCTTACAAAGGCATAGTATATAATTTGCGTAAAATAAGCAAAAGGATTGTTTGATGTTTTTGGATTAAAGTTGTCTAGGTATTGTAAACAATTTTCTATACCATCACTTATCATATCATCTCTAAATGTGTAATTAATAAAATTAGGTCTATATGATAGGTGATTCGCAATCTTTAAAAAACAACTGCCAATATAATCTGTAACAGGCGGTTTCGGTTTCTTTTCTCTTTTTGCTTTGTTGACCATTTTTCTGTAATCAATCATTGCATTAAGAAACTCTTTGTTGTTTACATAATGTTCTTTTTTTGTAGTTTTTCTCATTATATTAATATAACACCTTTCAATAAAAATGTCAATGTTTAAATAAGCATTGACTTATTTTCTTTTTTATGTATAATAGAGCGTGTTAGCGTTTGGGGAGATAGCTATAGTATTAATGTATAGTTTTATCAATATCATCTTCACCAATCTCATCAAATAGTTCGTTTACTTTGTCATTTTCTTCGTCTGTAAATCTTTGTGTTTTATAGTTTTGTTGTCTTACAGGCATAGGTTTTTGGTCATAGTTAGTCGCAATATTAAAATAAGAAGACGCCATTTCACTAGACGCATTTGTTATCGTCATAATTTTATCTTTTGGAATAGTAATCATTTTATCAGGAGTATAAGAGCACCATTTAATTAATGCGATATAATCTTTAAATCCTGTCATAGTCATTTGTGGCACGTACTTAATCAGTAACGGCTTTTCTAATCTTAATAGAGTTGATTTTTCTGGTAACTGATCTTTACCTGTTGGTAAAACAGTTACAACATCTTCGCCATTAACTAACTTAATGATTTTTACGTTTACGTGTGGTTGGTGCATATTATTTTAACTCCACATTATGGATTTCGTAATTGAAATCTTCCTCGTTGTAAATATTTATCCTTTCTCTAAAGTGTGCTAGGGTATAGTTTTCTTTTTCGTTATGTGTTAAATCATCTGATATATCGTATAAAGTAGCACTTGATTTGTTATCTTTTAATCGCAAACCACGACCAATTGATTGTAAGTTTCTTATACGAGATTTACTAGGACTTGCAAAAACTATATTATGTAAATTTCTAATATTAATACCTGTTGAAAAAGTACCATAACTTGCAACTATTATAGCACCATCTGACTTTTCAGTTATAAATCTAATCTTTTCTCTTTCTTCCGCTTCAACACCACCATAAACAAAGAATACTTTTCTTTCAGGATTCTTTTCTTCTATTAGTTTTTTTAATTCTGTACCGTGTTTTTCTACGTACTGAAACAAAACTAAAGTGTTACCTTGTAAAGATGAAACTAAATTACGAATATACTTGTTTCTCTTTTCATTTTTAACAAGGTAGTCCATTTCTTCTTGGTATGTTTTACCAAACAAAAATTCTCTTGCCTGTTTATCGTGTTGTAAAATTAAACAGAAAATTTTTAAATCAGCAAGTTGTTTCTTTTCTTGTAGTTCACTTGTAGATACAACCTTATTTACGGTACCAAATAAACCTTCCAACACTAACTTATGTGTTTTAGTACCATCTAAAGTACCAGTAAGACCAACTCTATATTTACAATTAGTCAGTTTAGTCATAATTTTTGTTAACGAAACTGCTTTAAATAAGTGTGCCTCATCACCTATAACCATACCAAATTGTTGAAACCATTTTTTAGGCAGATTATAAACTGATTGCCAAGTAGATATGATAACTCTTTTATTTGTTTCTTTTTCGTGTCCTTGATATATTCTATGTACATTACGATCACTATTATATCCATAGTCTTTAAAATCTTTGTACAACTGTTCTACTAGTGATGTTGTAGGTACTATAATTAATATCTTATCTTGTTTTTTATCTTTCAATCTCAATAGATTGTATATTAACATCAAGTAAACTATTAAAGACTTACCAGAGGCAGTTGGCGATAATAATAAACATCTTCCTTTTTTAATAGAGTGTACAAATGCTTCTGCTTGATAATCTCTTATTTGTATTTTAGGTATCTTTAATGCTTTTAAAAATCTATTTGTGTCTTCAGCACTCATATGAACATCTTTTATTTTAGTGCCATCAACTATTTGTACATCATTTTTATTACACCAATCAACAATGTATGGATACAATCCTGCATAAATTTGACCAGTTGCATAACTAAACAATCTAATCTTACCGTCCCAAACTCTATTTCTGTATTGAGGCATAAACTTAAAACCAGGCACCTCAAATGTAAAATATTCGCCTAGTTCTCTACGAATATCAGCGTCTGCTTCTATTTTTAAATAGACTTCGTTCTTTTTATCTATGATTAGGTATCTTGTGGTGGTCATTTTTAGATAGCGCCACTAGTAAACTTTCTCCAATCAATTGCGTTTTTGATTGTAAATGTTCTATTACTAATTTGTCTAAGCGTTCTATCCAAAAAGTCAACAATAGTTTCCAAGTATTTTACTTTCTGATTTGCTTTAATCCACTCATCATCTGATTCAATATACTTGTCAACATCTTGTTTTAAGATTTTTAAATTAAAAGGTTTTAATTGATAAACAGCAGGATCAGCTTTACCTGTATAATATTCCCACTTGTCTTTTTTAATTTTAGTAAACTCGTCTTCAGCACGAGTTAGTAACAACTTAAACTTTGTTAAATGTTTTAAATATTTGTTGTGTAATTGAGGTGTTTTTAATGATTCTAAATCTAATTCAGTATCATTAATTTTTAAATCTTTTTCTGCTAATTCTTGTAATTGTTCTAAATCCATAATATATTCAATATAACATAAACTGACAAAAAAGTCAATGTTTATGAGGTTGTTATTGTAGTTCTACTAGCACTTTTGTCAGCAAAATCATATAATTTGTAATCAAAAGTAACAGTAGCAGTTAAGTAATCTGTATCGTTATTTTGTTGAGAGTATTGCAAACCTGATAATGAAATAGGAAAGACATCGCTAAATCTAACTTCAGTTACAGGATTATTTTTACTTGTTAGTATATTTAATGTTGCGTCTGAAAATAGACCACCTGTACTAGGGGCAGCAAATTTAGACCTACCTGCGTCACCTAATACACTATTTTTTGATGTAGGAAATCTATCTACACCTGCGTCAAGTAAATTTTTAAATTCACTATGACCACCAGGAAAACCTAGACCTCTTAACCAACCGTGTATTTCTTGGTAGTTTTCTAAATTTTCATCTACAAGAAATGTCATAGTCAATCTATCATATGACAACTTTTCACCTGGCAAAGGTATATCTCTAAAAGGTGTTGGTTGAGAATAGTTATCTGCTAATGATACGCCAGGTAAATTAACCGCTGTACAAAAGTATTCAACCTTAGGTAATTTGATTATACTAAACTTAAACTTTGTAGGATCAGCGTAGTCTTGTTTTGTTGGCTGTCTATTGTATCTATTTGTAGTAGTCATACTACTATTTATCTGTCTGTTTATCTACTTCTTCCCACTCTTTTGTTTGGGATTCTGTCTTTAGTTTTTTCTCGTTTTCAGTTAAAACACTTTGTTTTTCTTGTGCTTCATCCATTCTTTTCTCAATATTTTCTAAAGCATTGGGTTTTTGTAGAGAGTTTAATCCCATTGATAGTAATGTAATAAAACCACCAATTAATATTATGCCTGCGACTGATTTGAGGATTGTTTTCATACTTTTATTTATGCTAAAAAAAAGGGGCGGTTTTGAGGCCGCCCCTTTATAAGATCGTAAACAACGATCAACCAATATTACATTATGTTTGTAACTTGTACTCTTTGGTAGTATCTGTTACTATCAGC